CTACCCACATTCTACCGGGCGTCTAAAATCAGGTGTGTTTTTCTTCCTTTTTACAGCCTTCAAATCCCGAATAATCGTATTAGAAAGAACCTCTGAATACACCTCCGTAGTTCTGACGGAAGTATGACCAAGTAGCTTTTGGACGGTGGTAATCGGAACGCCCTGGTGAACAAGCAGGGTCGCACAAGTATGACGGGCCGTGTGATAGGTTATGTGCTTCCTTATCCTGGCAAGGGCAGCTAATTGGGCAAGATACTTATTGGCCTCTGAATTGGGTCCGATTTTAGCAAAATCAGTTACTATATCGTAACGTTCCAATACAGCCAATGCCTTACCCTCAAACAAAAGATGTAGCGGAAGCCGAAGTTCTACTCCTGTCTTAATGGACGTGAAGTATAACCAACGCTTACCGTTTACCTTGATAAAGTTGGCCGGAGATAGCTGGCAAAAGTCTGAGAAGCGCAGTCCGGTATAGCAGCAGAACAAGAAGGCATCGAGTACATGGCGGAGCTTCTTGTCCACATCAAGGTTCTCCAGCCTCTTCAACTCATCCGGAGTCAGGAATTCTTTCCGCCCTTTCTCTTGCTTTATTTTGAATTTCCTGAAAGGATAAGCATCAGAGGGAATATAACCCTGATTAATGGCTTCATTCACTAATGTACGTAACTGCCTCATGTGTTTGGCAACTGTATTGACACTATTTCCTTTCTCTTTCAAATGCACTTCAAAATCCTTTAGAAAGGTATAAGTAATGTCTTTGAAATCCAATCCGGGACGGAACTCCTGAAGTACGGTTATCGTTGTCAGAAGATTTTCCTTGGTACTTCTTTTACGGTCGGATTCCTGCACATAGATTTTGGCAAATACGGGGAAAGTGACATTGACCGGCTTGTCTTTTCTGATAGCATCCTTCAGCAATGACAAGGTAACCGGAATGCCGCGCTTCCATAGGGATAGCTCAATGGCTTGCAAGTGTAAAATAAACTCGAATAGCATTGTGTTCAGGTCATTCGCCTGAGGATGGTTACACACTTGAGAAGTTTGTTTATCCCAGTGTTCAGGTTTCAGATAAATGTTCGTTTTAAAGTATACTTTTCGTTGGTTAAGCAAGGCTTCAGCTTGCACAAGGGCCATTCCCTGTTTGTTTAGCTGTTTCTTTCTGTTGTAAACTAAGCGGTATTTGATTTTATCCATTTTTAAGCCAAATGTACTTTTTTTGACGAGAAGCTGCAAACCGATGTGGGAGAACTGATTGGTACAACCACTATTGAAAAAGCGGGGTTGTTATCTCCGGATTTATTCAAGGTATATCCTCATTTTGTAAATGCTTACGATTCTGTATATAAGATTGCAGACAATGTGACTGACTGGTATCGTGCCCCGATAGCGGTCTTATACAATGATTCTGCTGATACGTGCATGGATTTTTTATCATTCATATACATACCAGATACAGGTTTGACAGCTTCCTTAAAAAGAATTTTAAAAAAGCCGATTCAAACAAAATACTACATAAAAGGACGTGACCTATTCGTATCATTTGCATTCAATAATGAGTTACCTAATCATGCGTATATTTTATCGCCTCACGGTGTCCAATTGGTCGGAACACCGGACATCATCGACGATAGCTTCACGGAGATAACGGAGAAGCTATAACGGGGGTTATTGTGCGGCAGTTGGCCACGGCTTGAATGGTTTTTCACTTTCTTTTATACGGACAAACACCTTTCCGTTGCCGGCCGAAAGCCGCTGCGTTATATAACCGTCATAGGAACGTACTTCCAATAGACCAAAACAATCGTTAGTCGGCATATTTTGCCACACTCCGCCCCATAGGTTTACAAAGTATGTTCCTGGCGTTGTATATTGGTCGGCATCTTTGAGGTCAGACCGCTTCTGTTTGATAGCTCCACCATCGAGCAGTTCTCCCACAACTTGCGCCAGGTCCTCTTTATTGATTAAAATCGGATTGCCGTTCTTATCCAAAGCACGTACATAATTTATCTCTTTTTTCTGGGGAAGTGCGCTTTCAACTTCCTTCATTGTTTTTATAGCTCCCATGATTATTTGAATTTAAATTGAACATTGTTTTAATCTTTTCTGAACACCACATCCTGAATCTTCCAGTTCCAGGTCTTGTCGTCCTTCTTTCCGCTGTTATGGAAATTCAAGGCTGACTTAATGATGTTCTCTTTTAAATCGTTTTTCTTGAACTCGACTTCCGCCTTCTGCGGAAATTCCTTTACCTGCGCGGTATCTACCGAGATAACCAGCGCAACCAATAATGTGTCTAACATAATCCTTTTTATTACATTAATAATCGAATACCAATCTCCTTAATACGCTGCCGACCGCTATGCCGGCAGCATCCGCAAGTATGTCCAGCCAGTCCCAGCCCGTACCGACCTTGCAGTTCTTCTTATACATCCAGTCAGCGGCTTCTTTAGTTACACCTGCCGTAACGGCACAGAGTTCACCCACCGTCAGGGTGATGACAAGGCATGCAAGAAAATGCAGCAGCTTGTCGTTAATTCTTGAAAACATATCCATACATTTTTTTTAATTATGGAACCGGAAACGCTATAAAAGTATTTTCTATAATACCCAATACACCCCATATTGCCAATGCTCCTGTAGATGAAATACACTCCAAATGAATACAGCCGTTTCCGGGAACATATATACCAGGTTCACCACTACCAAATATCTTTACTTTCCCATCAGAAACATTAAAGATAGTAAGAGAGCGTCCACCCCAAAAATCGTAATTAGAAGACAAAGCCACTTGAGACAAAGCACTGGTTATTACCATGTGGTCCATAAAGGTATCCGCTGTATCAGGGACTTTCCATATCTGCCCATTTTGAGAAATCCCAGGGGTAACACCCCTCTCTATAGTGACCTTATTCAAATGCACCTTTCCCGAAAAGTCCACGTCACCTTCCTTTGTCCAGCTTACCGCTCCATTGGCTAATTTCCCGCTTCCATCCTTATTCAAAAGGGTTTTCCCGCCGGCAATATTGACACTGCCACTTTTTAAATCACCTGTAAAAGTCCCGTCTGCACCATCCAGGTGCTTCACCCGCAGATTATCCACGTCGATGAGGTCTGCGTCTATCTTCCTGGCAAGCAAAAGCTGCGTACCCAGTAGCGGGTATTCCTGGATAGATTTCCAGGAAGTAGTGTCCGGGTTCTGGGCCACATCGTCGAACGGGTGCATCTCACTGTTTCCGGCCACCGGATTCATCCACATGAATACAAAGCCCTTGTCCTTATCCAGGAAATATTCCCCATTCTTATACTTGAACGGCAGCGGTTTCCAGTCACCCTCGACCGGGAACGGGGACGGGTTCTGACGCACAATGCTGGCCCTCTTCTGAGCAAGAAGGGTCTCGCGGGCACTATCACGGTACGCTTCCACAATCACGGAATCCGCATTGCCCCATTTGTCAGAAGGAAGGTAGTATTCCCATTCGGACGATGCACCGGGGGAATCCGCCGTACCGAGGTCCTTGCCGGCCGACTGGACATGCAGCCGCCAGAATACATCCAGCAGGGCCGCATCAGCCCCGCTGCGGTGCAGGGCTTTCAGCTTCAGCGGTGTAAGCTGCACATTGTTACAGTCCACAGAGATGGCAGCCGGCTGGCACTCGATGTCAACGTATTCCACCGGGTCAGGCTCACGTACCGCCACGACACTCAAAACCGCCGTTGTCATCATAGCTCAATGGGATTAGTGTTCGTTGCGATTACTCTGAATGTCTTGGCGCGTGCCGCATCCGTATAGGTCAGTGCGATGTCCTTGCCCTGGAACTTGTTGCTATCCTTGCCCGACAGCGTGAACGGATTGTTTTCACCGTCGAATGTGGCGAAGTCCCAGCTTGCCACCGCCACTTCCTCTCCGGACTGGCGTTTATAGGCATACGGAATAAGAGTTCCCGTCTCTCCAGGATATATCTGCCCGTCAGAAGCAAGCCCCTTGACCTTGAATGCCGCCAGTATAGGGTCGCTAAGGTCGAACACGGTAATGAAGCCCTTTGCTATGACCTTCGCATTCTGCACAGCCTCACAACTTACCACCAGCGAACCGTCAATATCATTCGCGGCAATGTTCTGGGTTCCCTGAGTTCCGAGGTTGGCCTCTCCCGACGGCAGTTGCTTCTTCCATTGCAACGTGATATTGCCCAAATCGTTGATAAGGTCTCCGCCGCTGTACAGCGATGCCTTCAACGTCAGCACTTCGGACGGATTGATTATCTGCGTACCCTTGTCAGAAGTAATGAATAACTCATACTGTTTACCCGATGATTCCTGGATGACAACATCCGTCGCAAGTTCGTTGAACGCGACCGTATGCCCGCCGATTTCAACTTCCCCGGAAACGGTTATGCGGTCATTGTCATATCCGGAGATGGGCACGAGGTTCTTCATGACGCGAAGTCCCGTCATGGGATAGGACTGCGAGTCTACACTTACATTATACCCGGTTACGCGCTTGAACATGCCGACAAACTGTTCCGTATTGCACAGCCCATCCTCCCCGAATGCAAGTTCGGTACCGTTGTACTTGAATACAAGTTTGGAAGGAATAAGGATGCGCCCGCTGCTCACATCCCGCAATACGACGATGACAATAGGGCGTTTGTCCTCCGCCAACGCTTCAAAGTCCGGTGTATACTTGTCACTACCCTTTGTCCATGCTTGGATAAGAGGTCCGTTATCCACGCGTACATACCCGTTGACGGTTGTTCCGTTGCTCACCGCCACGATAGCCAGTGAAGCGGTCACTTGATTCTGGTTCATCGTCTGCCTCCTTTCCTTTTTCCGTCAGTCTTTGCCCCGGCCGGCTGTTCCGGACCGGTCACGCTGCCATCACCCTCTTCCGACGCCCCGCTGTCGCTGTCCGGATTCTGCTCCTGGCTGAAACCGGGGTCTATTTCCTCTTCCTCTTCGGGTGTCACACTGAAACCGGGGTCGATGTCCTCTGAACCCTGCATCGCTTCCTGCTGTTTCTCTATCAGTTCCTTCAACTCACGTGCAGAACCGATGATGTCGATGTCAAGAAGAGTACCCACATTCCGCATCTCACTGATAGGAATGTACACCCTGCCATCCGGAAGGGTATTCATTATCCCAAAGAATTTGCCTTCGAGCTTTGCCTTTTCTACAATTACGTACATATTGATTAAAGTTTAAAGTTGTTACTCAATTATTCATATACCGGCCCAGTGGCAATGAATACCGTCTGTCCGTCAACCTGCGAGGATATAACGGCGCCTTCCTCATCGCCCATCAGGGACTCACCGATGAGAAGCCCCACTTCCGCCCGCACATGGAAGATATATTTTGCCGGGAAACCCTTGTCCGCCGGAATGAACTCCAGCGTCCGCCCACCGGTTGCCAGCACCTTCTCCGGCTCGCCCGGCTTGGCACTCTGGCCTTTCCATGTGATGCGGAAAAGGTCATCGTACTCTGTACCGTATTCACGGCGGTTGTCGAAGATGCGTATTTCATAGGCGCTCGGCTGCTTCATATCATCGGAAAGGGTAAAACCCTTTGTCTGGATAATTTCGCAATTTAAGGAAACGGCCATCTCCGTCTTTACCTCAATAACCTTTTCCAGCCGCCCGTCCGTAGGGGCCTGCGGTCTGCTGCCCGCATATTCACAGGCGCGGCAACGGAAACTTGCACCAGTGACATACTTCGCCTGATACATCAGCTTACGGGTGTACACTCCGTTCCCGTCATGGCAGACAATACCGGGGTCGTCCAGCTTAACAGGACGGTATGCTCCGTTTTCGAGGATGTCCCAGAAGTATGCGGCGTGTTCATCATCCACGGGTTCAGTGCCCGTATAGAGCTGCGGTTCTATCTCCCTGTCCCAATAACCGGAACGGTCGGCCAGGCGAAGCGGGTCGGTCACCATCACGGAATCACCCTTCAGGCGCAACGAATACGCCTTGTTGTCGTACAGGTGCGAATACGACCTGATGCTCCTTTCGACCCTGACCTCGCGATTCGTGCGCGGGTCCGTGAATATCGCGATACCGAAATACTCCACCGGCTTCTCCGGCGGAATGTTCTTCCGGATGGTAAGCGCATATTTGGGCACACCGCCGCTGCCGTCGGAAATGCTGTAATACTCGCCCTCGACGATACGGTTGGCCGACTTGTCACGGGGTGCGCCCTCGAACCACTCCACCCCCGTGAGTTCCATTTCACCGAATACCGTCTTCTCATCGAACGCCGATACCTTCGGCACGATGACCAGCGGTGTCAGGGTCCGGTCGGGGCTGTATTCCCGCAGCTGCTTGTCATACGTCTGCACGGGACTGCCCGACAATACTATTATCTCTCCCTGAAGGGAAAGGGGGGCAACGTAAATACGGCCCCACTGCTTGTTACTCTTTATTCCCATAGTTATAATATGTCAAATCCTAAATTCTTATCCACTTCCTCCAACCTGCCGTTTACCGGAAAGAACACCCGGCAGGTGAATATCACGGACTTGCTGACAAAACCGAAATCCGAACCGACCCCGTGCTGATTCCCGTTGTCAATATGAATGGCAAGCCTGTTGCCATCCACGTACTCAGGCGTCCAGAGGTTATCTGCCGGAACATTGCCACTATTGCGGAACCACTCCACTTCGGTAGCATCGTCCGCCATCACATCATCCGTTATGTCAATTGTACCATAGAAAACGCGCCCGGAAATCACCTCATCCACACCACCTATGACGAATGCCTCCCCGCCTGATAGGGAGAGTTGGAGCGAATACCTGCTGTCGCCCTCAAGGAGTCCCCATGAAGGGGAGTTCCATTTAGGTTCGTCGGTTGTCTTGTCCTTCAGACACCCCCACTTGCAGCCAAGGTGGTAGACCGTATGCTGTTCCAGCAGGGTATATTCACTGCCGGAAGGTTTCGACAGTTCGTGCTGTACAAAGCGATAAGGAGCGCCGCTCTGGGCCGTTTCCAGCGACCAGATACCCCGGTCTACCTTGCTGGGAATGACATCACCGTTATAATCGAACTGATAGAATTTCTCGGCAATGACCGTCTGTGCAACGATGCCAACATCTTCGGTTGTCACCGGCAGTTTTTCGAGTGCCTTGATGTTAGGGAGTTTTCCGATTGTAAGCGCATAGTTGTAGTCCTCCAATATCGGCTTATAGACATTGGACAAGAACATAATCCGACCTTCTCGTGAAGAAATCATCCACGACTGCGCCCGACCGTTGAAGCCGCCCTCTTCAGGAAGCGTACTGTTACCCCTGCGGGTTACGTTGTAACCAGCCAACGGCGGATAGTTCGTGCCTCCAGGCACTTCGCTGTCCGGATAGAGCACGACCGTTATGCTGTTCTCCTGCGCATTGGTGGTAAGAATACGCATCCAACTGGTGTAATACTCGGAACCACCTGTAAGCTGTGTGTTAATGATGGAGAAGCAGACATCATTCTCCTGGAACTTCATGAAGTCGAAGTCCGTGCGTTTCTCTATTTTCAAACGATAGGTGCTCTCTCCCAAATCCTCCACGGATTTTATCTTACCAATCTCGGTGAAGGAGTAATCTGACTCCATTCCTTGAATCTGGTTTATTATCAAGTCAAGCACTGACAGTGAACCGCGGACTTCCAACCGTTCTACCTGTGCCCGGCCATCAGGGAATATCCCTGCACCCTTGCCGGCAATCATACTGTCTACGAACTCGCCGAACCTTACCGGGTCCATGAAGGTTTTCGTACCGTATGCCGTGTCCGGATATAACCGGGAAAAGAAGTCATATAGACAGCGGCGTGCCGAATACAGGTTGTTGTCCGTCGGAAGGGTACGGTCGCCGGTCCTGATTATATCGGGAAGGGACGATGCGACATCACGGATATAGTTCTGCACCCCGGTTATGCCGTCCCGTATCTGTTCGAGCGTTCCGGAACTCAGGGCGTCGCTTATCTCCAGATCCATCTTCGAGGGCAGGTTCACATTCCGGGTAATCTTCGTGATACGGCTGTCACGGTAGCCGGTATCCGGAAAATACTTCCGGCTCTCCAGCCTTACACGCCGCCCGATGAACAGCTCCGCACCGTGCTCCTCAACCCATACATGGTCAGTCGGGGCCTTGTAGACGCCGATGTCCTGCCAGTGTTCCCGGTTGTACTTGTCTACGGCATCGCTGAACTCCTTTTCGGCCGACGGGTAATACTCGTCGGGCATGCGGATATTCCAGATTATATAACGGTCGCCCACCTTCGGGACAAGCGTGTCACCCGGAAGCTGCATGCCGTCATCATAAGGCCAGATGGTCACAATCTCAAACTCACGGGTGTCGCTGTCGAAATTGACATCGAAATAGTGTCCGTCATCCTTGCCGAGCCCTGCAAGCTCACCGTCCTGGAACGATACGCGCTTGACCGCTCCGGGAAGTTCATAACTGTTCGGGTCGAAATCCAGGGAAGCGTCACTGAAATAATATACCGTGTAGGGTTCACCGTCCTTGTCCTTCACCTCCTTGCTGCGCACGCCGCTTACCGTACCCACACGCCTGGGATAGATACCGCTGAAGGCATCGCGTTCGTAGCGGTCGAATATGCCGTACTCGTCAACGCCCACCTCGACAAACTTCTTCCCGCCCGGAAGCATCAGGCGGCTGCTGCCGTACTTTTCCGGGTCGATGTTGCGCGAGGAGCCTATCGGGAACAGGCGGGTGTAGAACCCGGCCGTGCTGCCCGTGACGCGTTCCAGGGAAACCAGCCCACCGCCGTAACCCAGCGTGATGCTTTCCCCGTGCTCGCAGCGGCAGACGTTCACCGTCTGTCCCTCGACCCACCATTCGGCCTTGCCGCCCACTTTTTCGGCAATCGCCTTCAGTGCCTCATTGCAGTACATCCCCTCGTAATCTATGACGATGAGTTCCGTACCGTCAACCTGCCCGACCTTCCAGTCGGTGACATCCCCCATGCCGGCATTGACGGCACTGACCACCAGCGCCACATGCTCCCGCGGCGTAGCTGTCAGCGTGAACACCGGTTCGGCATCGCCGTCCGTCGTCTCCAGTACAAGGAAACGCCTGACGAGGCTCTCGATGCCGTACAGTTTCAGATCGTAGCGCCATTCGCCTTCACTCACCTGCTTCGGCGTGTAGCGTTCCGTCAGCCAGTAACGCTCGCCCATGAAGTCCGTGTAGTCGTTCACATCGACGGCTATATGGGCATGGTGCGTGAAGGAGAGGGCCAGCACGTTGTCACCCTGCACCTCCTTCCGCTGGGTCGAGCTGTCGTCAGCGGCGATGTCCGCCCGCCTGTTTCCTTTCCTGTCGTATATCGTAATCATGTTCGGTTATCGTTTAAATGCCGTTTGAATGTCTTTTTAATCCGTCAGATGACCGGTACGGGTTCACGGAACTTCACCTTGAACTTGCCCGCATGCACTCCCTCCCTCCACAGATAGGTCAGCGGGGTAAACTTCGTGCAGTCCGCATATTTCAACCGCAGCTGCAGCCCCAACTGGGGGAGGCTGATGTCCAGCCAGCCGTCTTTCCCCTGTTTCAGGAAGTTCACAAAGGCGAAGTACTGTCTCATCCATCCCGCCTTTGTCCGGTTGAACAGGGCGAAGTTCAGCGTCACGTCACGCGCCTCGTTCCTCGGGGTGAGCACGGCGCTGTATTTCTCCCCGTGCTCCTCCCGTATATCCACGGCCGTGTCCTTCTTGGCCTTGCTCGGGGTCAGGATGGCCGTCAGGTTCTCCATGCCGCCGCGCCGGTCTTCCACCAGGAATACACCGTATTCAGTCCAGATGTCCGTGCCGTTTACCAGCACCAGACCGCTCAGTATATCTGCCATATCAGTTAAATTTTATACCGTCACGTTTTATCGTACGTATATCTTCCTTTATCTCGCCCAGGCAGGCGGTACCCAGCCTGGTGTGCTCCTCTATTTTAGCCAGGTATCCTTCGGCAGCGCTCATCTTCTCCGCGACGTTCTCGATGCCGCTGTCCATGCTTGCCCAATGCCGGAGACCGCCGGTGAACATGCCCTCCATCTTCGTGCCCTGCTCCTGCGTCATGGCGGTGAAAGCGCCGGGCTTGCCCGTCTGCACCGTGCCTTCCTCCTGCACCTTGTCGTAGCCCGTGGCGGCGGCAAGTTTGTCACGGAGCTTCATGGCTTCTTCCACATACTGCATGTACTCATCCGTCAGCGCGTTCCGTTCCGCTTCGGTCAGATCGTTGTCCTCCATCGCCTTGCCGAACTTCTCCCACCAGCCCTTCAGCTTATCGCTGTACAGCTCGCCGATCTTATTGCTCAGCATCGCACGCATGAAGTATTCCGAAATGTCCTCAGCCGCATCCTTGGCACCGTACTTCATGTTCATCAGGTTGTCGATGAAGCTGCTGTACATACCGTCGAATGAAATACCGGTCAGCCCCTCATACAGCTGGTCGGTCAGCTCCTCCAGCTTGCCGGCCTGGTCTATATAGTCATCCAGCTTCTCGGTCAGTCGCCCGCCGTAGCCGCCCTTGCCGGTGTTCTGGATTTGAGTCCACATATCCACGTTGCTGCGTAGTGCCTTCATCTCCTCCGGGCTCAGGCTCCACAGGTTCCCGTCCCACTGGCGGCCTATCTGCCCGCTCAGTTTGTCAATCTGTGCCTGACTGAATCCGCCCCAGTAGTAGTTCCAGGAATGGTGGCTGCCGCTGTAACGTGCCTGTTCCTGCGCTATCTGCAGATAGTTCGCATTCGTCTCCTTCTGGTATTTGTACGCATCCCGGTAAGCTTCCACCGATTTAGTCCCCTTGCTTGCCTTGATGGTATCGGTCAGATCTTCGATGGAAGTCTGCAGTTTCTCGTTCCGGTCCGTAAGGCGGTCTATTGCGGCCTGTACCTCCTTGGCATTTCCGCCAATGCCGAACAGCTTGTTGAAACCTCCGAAAGACACCGTATTCAGCAATCCTCCGATACCATTCACAAGGGAACCGCCTATCTGTTTGAACAGGTCCCCACTGAGGATATTGTCGAGCATTCCGGTTATCGCATTGAAGATGGTGTCTATCAATGATGAGATAATCGGGCCAATACCGTCTTTCAGCAAATCCAGTATGGAAAGAATGGCCGATATAATCTGTCCGATGACTCCGGCACTTGACAGGGTCTCGGACATCTGACTGATGGCATCACCGACCTTGCCCCCAATATTCAGTTTTGACAGCCCGGTAAGCATATTCTGGATTCCTTCAAATGACCCCTGTAAGGTTCCGCTTGCAAAACCGTGCAATCCGTCGGATACCATGTTCAATCCGTCAACCGTGTCCTGGGAGGCTATTTTCACATCCCCGGCAAGTGTTTTCATTTCGGAAGTGGCATTCTGGTACTCTTCGTCAGCTGAAGCACTGGACGATTGGGCCATTTGAAGAGCGATTTCGGTACGTTCTATTTCTGCCTGGTTGCCGTTCTCAAGCGCTTTGTTGTAATCGGTCTGCGCCGCCTTCAACCGGCTGAATGCCGCTTCCTGTAGCAGTTCCGCATTTTGCACACGTGTTACGGCATCCCCCAAAGCGTGCATCTGCGTTTGTAACCGGGCAAAATCCAATGTCCCGTTTCCGCCGGGAAGCATGCTTTGAATACGTTCAATGGCATCGTAGACGACCTGCTGGTCTGCTGCTCCCGAACTTTTGAACTCATCCGTCTTGACATACTGTTTAAGCTCGCCAAGCAGGTTCTTCATCTGGTCTGCAAGCAGGCCGGTCAAGTCCCCGAATGCCGCCCCCCAGTCTATCTTTTGGGAAAGGGCTTCCATATCCACTTTATGCACAGCCGAATCACGCTGCTTCTCCAAAGTCAGCCTTTCTCCCTGAGACTGCGCCTTGCGGATTTTCTCCGCATATTCCTCAGCGATGGCCAGTTTCTGCTGCTGGAATGTCCCGTATTCCTTCAAATAGTCACGCATGGCTTCCGCCTCTTCCCTGTACACGTCCGATTCCGCTTTTTTCCGGGACTCGGCATTTGAGGCACGGGCTTTTTCAAGTTCATCCTGTTGCTCCCGGGTAAGTCCGTTATCTCCGGTGGACAGACCGGCTTCCTTGTTCTCCCGCTTCCAGGCTGCTTCCTGTCGGTTAATTTCTTCTTTCCTCGCGTTATAGTCATATTCGATTTGTGCCAGTTTCTTTTCGGTGCCGGCTTGCATGCGGTCTATCTCTGCCTTCCGGTTCTCTGCCTGCAGGGCGGCAAGTTCCTGCGCCAGCCTGCGCTCGGCGGCAAGCCGCTGTTTGGCTTCCGCTTCCGCATTCTTACCGGACTGTTCGGGGTCGGTATGTCCGCCTATTCCTGCCTTTTTATCAAGTTCAATACGTTCTTTGGCAAGATTTTCAGCAGCACCAATATAACCGTCGTATTCTTTTTGCAGCCGTTCCAGTTCCTCCTTTTTTTTCCAGCGACCATTATTATTCTGTTTGTAGGACTGGTCGGAAGAAAAGAAACGGTCAATCTTTCCGCCATACCCCCACCATGTATCAAATTCGCTTTCATCCTTCGCCTCTGTCTCTGCAATCTTATCATCGACTTCTGATGCTTTTTTTACTAAACTCTGAACCTTCATCTGGAGAAACAGGGATTGCACATAATCCTCACTTTTCTTTCTGATAGTATCGTACCATTCAGAAAGTGTCTGATAGTAGCCGAAACTTTCCCCGTACTTGCGGTTCAGTTCCTCCACCTTGGCCTTTTCCTGTTCCTTGCTGCCGGTGAAATTCTTTATTTCGTCGATGACCGATTTGAGCTCGAAACGGGTACGCACCATCTTGGCGCGGCCGTCCTTTTCTATCTCGGTCATTTCCCTGAGTGATATGTTGAATTCGTCCACACCTTTCCTGGCACTGAACAAGTCTTTTGTCCACGCCACGATCTCGTCACCGTACATCACCAGCAGCATGATGCCGGTGGTGAACGCTGTCTGCCATGAAAAGAGGGAGGAAAGCACCTGCTTCCATACCGGTATCCCTTTTTTGCCGGACTTCTGCAGCTCGTCGTATTCCTTCCGGGCACGGGCCAGCTCGTCTGTAAAAACCGGCAGGTTGTTGCTGATGGCCATAAAGAACATCTGAGGTCCCATGGCCAGCGAGGGCATTTCACGGGCTATCTGCTGGATGCTGTTGTGCAGGCCGCCCAACTGGCGTCGGGCGTCGGGCACATCCGCAGGCGTAACCTGTACGGATTCCGATTCCTCCTGCAGCTGCTTCAGCCTGGAACGCAACTCCTCAAGAGTCTTTTCCAGCGCGTTAATCTGTGCGATGTTCGCACGTTGGTCCAGGTTGGGGGCGGCTGCCTCACCGGCAAGGCGCAGCCTTTCCAGTTCAGCCTCCAGCAGCCTGACGGTATTACGCAGTTCCAGCGCCTCACGCTCGGCCTTGTCCATGCCGGGCGTGAGTTTGTCCTTCATTAAAAATTCAATTTCTACAGGTTTGCTCATTCCAGTCTGCTTTGAAAAAATCCTACAATATCATTCGCTTCATCTTCCGCGCTGGACTCCGGTCTGGAATCATGGTTTCCGCTGCCTTGCTTTTGACGCACATACCGGGGCGCGTCGCCCAGCATCATAATCAGCGTCTGGTAGTTCACACCGTCCAGGATGTAGTCCACACTCCAACCGGTCGCGGTCGCTATCTGCCACACGAAGCCGAAAGGGCTATGGGAACCCTCATAACGGGTTCTTAACTCCCCTTCCTTGCCCGGCTCAGTCTCGGCTTCATCGGGTTCGCCCGCGCTACCGACCTGATAATACGCATAAAATCCTCCGTGCCCATCATCCGCTCAAATGTCCGGAACATGGCCGTCAGATAGCGCCACTCTACGAAGTTCCGCAGTACCCAGGCCGTCAGACCGATACCCGCATGCCACGACACGTAGCCCCGGCATACCGTATAGGCCAGCAGCCGGCTCACTGCCTGACCATGCTCCGCCACAAAGGCCAGTTCCTCCGCCTTGTCTTTCGGCTGCCAGTCGGGCTTGACACCCATCTTCAGGTATTCCCTGGCCAGCAATATCAGCCCCCGCAATCGCGGCCGCTTCATCGTCACACGCATCTCCACGGGACGTTTCAGCCAAGGCAGCTTCCACTTTTTAAGAGGAACGGACACGCCGCTGTCAAGCAGCGCGTCCGCACATTCCATTTCTATCAGTTGTTCCAATCGGTCGGCCATACCTTAATCCTTTCTGCTTTTGGCCTGTACAGACGCGGCTGCTTCCGCTGCCGGAAGCTTGTACTGTTTCCACTCATCCGGAAGGGCGTCCGCATAGAACACACCGTAGGGCTGCGAACCGTCCTCCGGCATAGCCACCTCAAGCGTGCATTCTATCTTGGCCGTTTCCGTAAGCGTCAGCTTGCCGCCCAGGTTGGAAAGCAACGTACCGTTCGGTATCAGTACGCTCTGTCCGGACACCAGGCTGAGTTCCCACGGTCCCTGCATCAGGATGGCGGTCTGCGGAGCGGTCCAGCCTACAGGGTTCTTCTTCTCGCTGTCCTCTGTCTTGTAGTGCAACGAACCGCCCAGCAGTGCATGCAGGTTCTTGTAGTCCATCTGGATTACATTAAACGTGGGGGCAATGCTGCCGTTGCTCTGAGGAATAACCAGCACCGGGGCTCCAGGCGCCTGTTCAGCCTCAATCTTCGCGGCTTCGGGTTTCTGGCCGCCCAGGTCGAACGAACCTTTCTCGATGTAACCCACCACAAAGTCCTTGTATTTCACGGCACCGATGCCGTACATGAAATTCTTGTTCATCATTTCTTCAGTTTGATGGTTAATAACACACCGGCAAACAAGCCGGCCAATACACCTATGATAAACACCCGTACCGGGTTCGGAGGGCGTTTTTCTTCCGTTTGAACGTCATTTAAAGTTCCATTCCTGGTCTCGCTGCGGATGCGCGCCAGCTCTTCTTCATACCATAGCACCAGCTGCTGCAGACTGTCACACGAGGCTTCGGCCACGATGTTCCCGCTGCCGTCGCTGCCTACGGTCAGATTCGCCTGCCCGCTCTTACCACGGTACACGGCACCTTCAGGAAGTTTACGGAGGCTGTCCGGCGGTATCGTCAGCTTCACCGCACTCGCCGGTATCCCCGCCATCACCAGTCCCGCCCGCCGACTTCCGCCCGCGCTGTCGGCGCTTGCCGCTTCCGTCTGTATCTTCTCCGCCATCGTGCTCTTCCTGCTGCTTGCGCAGCCCGCCAAGCACAGGGCAATCGTCATGATGGCGGCAACTGTTGGCCGTGTCAATAGCCTTCCTGAGCCGTGCCATCTCGCGTTTGTTCGCCTGCAGGTCCTTTCTTGTTGCATTCAGTTCTTCTTTTAACGGTTCGACAATATTCTCTATCAGGATGCGCGTGGCCTTGTCCACGTTATCGATACGCACGGTCTCGGCCGTGGCGTTCGCCTTCCTGACAGTAGGCCTGATGGTTATCAGGGCCGTCAGGGCGGTGGCAAGACCGCCGCCCAGGACAAGGTTCAGCAGCTCGTTGAAATCCATAGCGCATCCAGGCCGGACAACCGGCTATTTGCCTGACGCCTTTCTGGCGAACAGGCCGATCAGCCACTGTATGAAACCCGTATCGGCAATGCCGTTGGCCACAAGGGAGGAACCCAGACCGTAAAGAAGGGCGATATACCACTCCACATCCGCCACAAAGCCCGCGTCAAGCCACCAAAGCAGCATCGCGGCGGCAATGCCGGTAAGCCAGCTCACAAGCTGCGTCCAGATGCCTGACATTTTTGGGAAAAGTTTCTTGATGCCCTCCACAAGGAGGACAACGCCGCCGGCGAAACCGGCAAAAGTCGCAATCATCGCGTCATAGTCAGCCTCAGGGGTCACACCATCCTGGGCAAAAGCCACGGATACGAATCCGAGCATCAGTGCAAAAAATAATAGAAATCGTTTCATCTGTCTTTTGATTTATTGGTTTATACCTATTTCTTTCAGCCATTTCTGTACATCGAAGCTGGGGCAGGCTTTCGCCGCCAGTTCGTTATGGCCCACAATGCGAACATCCGGGAATCGGCGGTGGAAATCCTTCACATACTTCTCCAGCGCCTTCTCCTGACAAGCCGTGCGGGTGTCTTTCGGGGTCTTCCCGTCCCCGGCCACTCCTCCGGCATATACGATATGACGGCTCACACTGTTGTAACCTTTGGCTCCGTTGGTCACTTCCCAAGGGTCCACCTCGGCGTCCTCGTTGTTGTCTACAAGACGTTCCACACCCCCGTTCAGGTGGAACAGGTCGGTATAGCCCACCTGCTTCCAGCCTCTTCCTCCCCGGCACACCGGAGAAGTATGCCATTTGCGGATGTCCGCCGATGACACCTCACGCCCCTCCGGGGTGGCCGTACAGTGAATTACCAGATACTTCAACTTTGCCATGCCTACGCCTCCTGTTTTGCCTGACTGACGGTTATCTTCACGGTTCTGGTCTTGTCGGAGTCCAGCGTCAGGGTGACAGCCCCGCTCTTGTCCTTTCCCGTCGTATTGGCTGCGGCGGAGATACGGATACCGTTATCCGTCGGGGACACGGTAAAGCCCGCAGGGGATGCGCTCACGCTGTACTCGCCGGATGCGGTCACGGCAACATCCTGGCTGCCGCCTTCCGGCTTGATGGTCACCGCGGTCGGAACGGCAGACAGCTTTTTCTCCGCGGGCTTGAACACCGGATTCGGACGTTTGTCCAGCACCACCACCTCCTCACCGAACGCGATGTTCGTATCGGCCTTCATCAGCATCTTGAAGAAGTACAGTTCGCTGGCATTCGAGATTTTATCAATCTGAATCACGTCCTCGTCATCCTGCAGGTTCACCGCCGCAAACAGGTTACCGCCGGCATCGGGCGAACAAAGGGTGCAGACAATCAGGTCATCGGGCCAGGCGGCAAGGGTCTCGATGGTAATGCCCTTGTAGCGGCGGGCATTCACGTCGGTTTCGCTTGCATTCTTGGCCTCGCGCTGGGTCAGTTCGTCGTCATACTTGTCAAAGTCGTTCACGCTCATCAGAATGCGAAGGTCCGGGTTGTTGCGGATAGCTACGGGAATCTTCACGCGCAGAGCCTTCAGGCGGCCCAGCATGGTCGATTCCGCACTGTCCACCACAATAACCTCGGTGTCCTTGGCCATTTGGGTCAGGATGCCGTTGAACAGGTGGTCATCGTCATCGCCGTACTCACCGTTCACATAATGGTTGCCCAGTTCAAACTGCACCTGCTTGGCCAGTTCGGCAAGCAGGGCGTTCTGTGCTTCGGGCGGAAGTTCCGAAAACACCAGGTTGCCCTTCGGCTGCCACTTGCGCCAGATGTTCTCGAACGTGCGGGGATTGAACACCGTAAAGGCCATGAAGTCCACCGGGTCAAGGCTCTTTTCATCGTAGTTGAAGTTGCCCTTTGAATCTTCCACACCGGGGTTTTCCTTGCGCTTCTGAAGCATCTTGCCCGTTTTCAGGCGGGGCAGGCTGATTTTCTTCTCCACACCGGGAATCACCATGATCAGCCCCTTTTCCACAATCTCGTTGTTAGTCGCGGCAAGTGTCAGCAACTGTTCCAGTACCTCGCCGCTGTAATTCGTGTTTCTTACAATTATTGCCATATCTCAATCACTTTTTACGTTTGTCCTTGATTTCACGCATACGCCTGTTCCAGGGGCTTTCTTCACCGTCCGGTTCCAGGTGCAGGTCTTCCATCACACGGCGCTTCACCGGCAGTTGGGCCAAGGCCTTTTCGCCGTTCTCGCGGTCATTTGCCAGAAGGTTCTCGTAGATGGGACGGGTCGTCGCATCGATGCGTCCGTCCTTCTCTGCCGCGTCAAGCAACTGCTTGCGGGCGGCAATGTCATCGGCAGCGGCCTTGTCCTCGTAGGTCTTCACCTTTGCCTTCAGGTCGGTATTCTCCCGCGTGAGGCCGGGAACCTTTCCCGCCTCTTCCTCCAGCTGGTCCATCATGCGGAACACATCCGCATCACTCGCGCAATCCTTGAAGCGCGGGCGTTTCTTTACATCTTCCAGATTCATGTCTTCTCTGTTTTTTTGTGGCTCAACGAGCCGGTTATTGAATAAAGTATATATCTGTGCCGGTGTGCTGTCCTCCGGCACGGGGTCTGCATCATAGATGCCGTCTATGAAACCAAGGTCCAAAGCTTCCTGTGCGGTCAGCCAGTGGTCTTCACCGTCAAAATAGGTTTGCCTGATCGTGTCCGGGTCCAGTCCCAGACGTTCGGAGTAAATCTCACTCAGGCTGCTTTCCAGACTTTCTATCTCTTCCATGCACCGCTGCAGGTCCTGTTTGTTGCCGTAGCATCCGCCGCTCACACTGTGCAGCATCAGCCGGGCATACCGGCTCATCTCCACCGGCTTGCCGCAAAGGGCTATCACACTGGCCATGCTGGCGGCTATGCCATCCACATAGATGCGGATGTCGGCCTTGCTCTGGCGCAGGGCGTTGAATATCGCAATACCGCTGTACACTTCCCCGCCGTTGCTGTTTATGCGTATATGGATGCGCCGGCTCACCCGCTCGGCTTCCATCAGTTCCTGTGCTATGCGCCCGCTTTGCACCTCGGTATAGTCCCCGATGTCCCCGTACAGGAATATCGTGCTGATACCGTCATCGCTTGTTGTAATATTGAAAAATCTGCTCATCGTCATGTCTTTACCTGCGGTTTCCCCGCGTTTCGATGGTGCGAAAATAGGACATTCCCATGGCACGGGGAAACCGCGTTTTTATCATGTCGGTTTCCGGTGTTATCATGCCGCTGCAACCCGGCATCATGCGCGCAGCCTTTTACAAAGACCGCTTTTTGATGCAATTTTGTAACGTGATTTACAATTAAAAAGGACGATTTATGGCAGATTTGACGAATGCCCAGAAAAAGGAATGGGCAAAGACTTTGTACCTCAAGGAAAACCTCACACAGCAGGAAATTGCCGACCGTGTGGGCGTGTCGCGGGTGTCAGTATCCAATTGGGTTCGGGCCGGGAAGTGGGAGGAACAGAAGGTGGGGCTTACGCTCACAAGGCAGGAACAGGTGGCTAACCTCTACCGGCAGGTGGCCGAAATAAACAAGGCCATCGCCGAACGGCCCGAGGGGGAACGGTTCCCCTCATCCAGAGAGGCTGACATTCTCGGGAAACTGTCGGCGGCCATACGCAACATGGAGCAGGAAGTGGGCATTGCCGACATCATCAGTGTTTTAACCGGACTCATCGACTGGGTACGGGCGGCCGACCTTGAAAAGGCAAAGGAAATCACCCGGCTGGCCGATGCGTACATTAAAGACAAATTATAAAGGGATAGACAATGAAACAGACTGACAGACTCGCTCTCCTGGATTGGGAGAAGTACAAAGAAGACATCGCAAGGGCTACACCGGTCGACCGGAACATGACGGCAGCCGAACGGGAAAAACACCGGGAATATCTTGAGAAACATCCTATAGAATGGATCAGGTTCTTTTTCCCGAATTATGCCAAATCTGAATTCGCCGATTTCCAGAAAAAGGCTATCCGGCGGATCATTGCACACGATGAATGGTTCGAGGTTCTGTCCTGGAGCCGTGAGCTGGCCAAATCCACAGTCACCATGTTCATCGTCATGTATCTCACGCTTACCGGACGCAAAAAGAATGTTATACTGACCTCCAACAGCAAGGACAATGCGGTGCGCCTGCTCGATCCCTACCGGGCAAATCTCGAAGCCAACGGGCGCATCATGGCATACTACGGCAAACAGGAAATGCCGGGTTCATGGACGGAGGACGAATTCACCACCAAAGGGAAGGTTTCGTTCCGGGCACTGGGTGCCGGGCAGTCGCCGCGTGGTTCGCGTAACGAGGCCATACGTCCTGACGTGCTGCTGGTCGATGACTTTGATACGGACGAGGACACCAAGAATCCGGACATCATCCAGAAGCGCTGGGACTGGTGGGAAAATGCGCTGTACCCCACACGTTCCATTTCCGAACCTACACTGGTCATCTTCTGCGGAAACATCATCGCCAAGGACTGCTGCGTGGTGAGGGCGGGCGAAATGGCCGACTCCTGGGACATCGTG